TTCGTTAAGGAATGCAGAATACTGAAACCTTTGGTCTGTCGGACTCTTAAATCGTTATCTCACAAGAGAATGATTATCTCTTCAGATAACAAACGAGGTCGAAAGTATGCAATTCAGAAGGATTGGGAGCAGTGGCCGTTATCTCCGGAGATAATGAGCGTTATCTCTGGAGATAATAAATCGTTATCTCCGGAGAGTACCTCAAAAGAAAGTATTAAAGAAACTATATCAAAAGAAAATATGGGTTTGCAAAAGCAAACCAATGTGGATAACTCTGAAATCGGTAAAGTACAGAACAAACCACGAAAGGAAGTCTCCTACTCCAAGGCTATCTTGAACGATCTAGTCAATTACTACGCCCAGCGTAAAGGTATATCTCCTCAAGGTAATGAGTGGCTTCCCATCCAGCAGGCAGTCAAAACCATGCTGATGAACGGGAGAACCCCGCAGGAGATCAAAGACTTCGTTTTTTGGCTATCTACCAACTGGTCTATGTGGGATATTCACACTGTAATGAAGCGCCTACCAGAGTTTGTTGCAGGTAAGCTGGATGCCGTTAAAAACAAGATCAATCTCATAGTGGGTGATCCTATTTTTAAGCGATATTACGAAATATACAACCTCGGTGAAGATTGGGCAGTACGGGTAAAGATGGATCTTTTGCCAAGACTAGAGGCAAAGTATCCGTTCTGGCGATATGAGAAAGAATGGCAGGAGGCAAGGACGCAACTCCGTAGTCGAGAAGCAAAAACGGGATTAGACGAAGATAAACGATATTCAGAAATGAGGAGAACTCTTGTAGAAAAAATATCGGTAAATTAAATGAAAAAACTTAAATTCGCTAAACCAAAGAAAGTTAAAAAATCCGTTCTCAAACGGAAGTGCGATATGTTATTCAGTAAGCTTATCCGTTCCTGTGGATATTGTGAGGCAAAAGGGAAAGTGCCTGGGGTAAAGTGTGGTGGCGTTCTCCAGACAGCACACATCATAAACCGAAGTAATTAACAGATTAAAAGTTAGTTAAAAAGGAGGATTATGCAACAACGTCAAGGTGATTTATGCTTTTTGAAAGTAGATACGCTTCCTGCGGGTCTGAAAAAAGACCCAACGGGCGTGATTGTTCATAGTGATGCCACACAACATACGCATAAGCTCACAGGTGGCACGCTCTACAAGCAGAAAGATGGCATTGGTCAATACATGGTTATCGCCAAAACGGGCAAAGTTAGTCACGAAGATCACAGAACCAATATATTCACTAAGGGGATCTACGAAATTCGTAGGCAACGGGAATACCAAAGTAAAGACATGACCCGTTTGGTCGTTGATTAAGGAGGAATATGAAAAATACTCAAGCAAACAGAAGCAAATTTTTAAAAGGATACTTAAAAATCCTTTTATCATGGAAAGATAAAAAACAAGATCACAACAAGATGTTTAAAGCATTAGAAGAATTAAATCAATCTTTCCCATCTAAGCGGGCAATAAAATTGTATAAAGGGATTAGCAATCTTGGGAGCGATTTTGGGAGCGATTTTGGGAGCAATCTTGGGAGCAATCTTTGGAGCAATCTTTGGAGCAATCTTGGGAGCGATTTTGGGAGCAATCTTGGGAGCAATCTTTGGAGCAATCTTGGGAGCGATTTTAGGAGCGATTTTAGGAGCAATCTTGGGAGCAATCTTGGGAGCAATCTTTGGAGCAATCTTGGGAGCAATTTTGGGAGCGATTTTGGGAGCAATCTTGGGAGCAATCTTTGGAGCGATTTTAGGAGCAATCTTGGGAGCGATTTTGGGAGCGAGACATGGGAATACTACGAATTTATTTGGCCTGTTTTTATAGAACATTTTTATAAAAATCTACCGACTATTAAAAAGAGAATAAAAACCATACGAGCTTTAGACAAATGTATTAAATCTGGAGTTGGTTATCTTTGGCTTTCTTCAACCACTCTTTATGCTTTGCCTTTCCCCAAAATATCAATAGACAATGAAAAAAGATTACACGCTGAAGCGAAACCAGCTTGTATCTGGAGCGATAAGGAAAAAAGTTGGTGGATACATGGAGTTAAGGTCAATCAGAAGATTGTAGAAACTCCCGAAATGTTAACTAAAAAAGATTGGTTAGATGAAAAGAACCTTGAAATCCGTAGAGTTATCCAAGACCGAATGCCTGATTTTGCTAAAAAGTTAGGAGCTAAAAGAATCCAGAAAGATTCCTATGGAGAGCTTTTGGAGATTGATCTCAAAGATGATCCCGAAAAAGTAGCTCGGTACGTCAAGGTAAAAGATGCCAGTACACCGAGGGAGTATTATCTCCGATGTCCACCTACCATGAAGACAGCAAAGGAAGCGATTGCGTGGTCATTTGGATTAACAGAAGGAGAATATAAACCAGAGGTGGAGACATGAAGAAGAATACCATGACCACCCATCTATCAAAAAAACGGGAAGATTGGGAGAAGGAGTTTGATGAAAAGTTTACACAATGGAGTGTTCAGGAAGGATTACAATGGCGTGCAGCAAGTCCATCAATTGATGGTATGCCAAATTATGACTGGTGTACACCAAAAGAAGTAAAAGTCTTTATCCATTCCCTTCTCACTAAGCAGCGGGAGGAGATTATCACCAAAATTAAAAAATTACAAGTTACAAGAAGAAAATACGAAAGAAAACGCCAGTGATGATTGGACGAAAGACGAAAACAATGTTTACAAGCAGGGGGCAAGTGATTATTTACAAGTCATTTTTTCCGCCCTCCAAAAGAGAAGGAAGCAGGCGGTATGAAAATACAAACAGTCATAGACCATAAAGAATGGAGCAACCGAATCAGAAGACGTGGCATTCGTAGGGTCGCAAAAGAGGCTAAAGTTGATTACGCATGGTTATCACGGGCAGTAAATGACAGAGTTACGGTTACAGAAAGGCAACTGGAAAAATTAAGGATTGCAACAAATAAGTTAAGGCCACTCCAAGAAAAAAATCTTGTTGAAGCCCTTGGTTTTATGCTTGAATACTTGGTGGATAAGGAGGCGATATGAAAAATAAAATTATAGTAAAACCAAAATCTATGCCAAACAATATACGTTCTTGGATAGCGTGGCGATTAGTAGATTTAGCAAATTGGGTACGACCAGGAAATGAAGCAGCAATGGCGTATATGACAGGTATTATAGAAGAAGCAACATTAGAAGAAATGTTGTATGGAAGGTCTGAAATACAAATTAAACTAAAAAAACATAAACGCAAGTGGTCTCATGCTTGAATATCTGGTAGAGAGGAGGAGAATATGAAAAACGATTTACGGGGTATAGAAAAACTTTATAAGTCAAAAGTGGTTAATTTTATCTTGGGAAAGCGAGTATGTAGAAAGTGTGCAAGAAAAGCATGGAAAAATGAAGATAAAAACCAATCATTTACAATATTGGCTGGGATATGCGAAGTATGTCATTCGGCAGGCATAGTGGCGTATATTGAGAAGTAACTCTTTTCTATCGGGTGGGGAGGTGATACTGCATGAAAAAACAAAAAGTAGTAGTAGATACATCATCAATATCTAAAGGAGCCATAATCCATAGTATTGAGGTGAGGTATATTGATTTGATTTCTGATGGGGGGCTAACTGTGTTTTTTCCAGTGCCAGCAAAAACGGCACAACTTAAAGGGAGGCTAAAAATAGTAGATGAGTATTCAGAAAAAAGTTAGCTTGAATATCTGGTAGAGAGGAGGAGGAGATGAAAACAAATGATGACCTTAAGGAAGGGATTGGTTGCGGTTTCACAATTATTTCTCTTGGAATAGCTTTTCTATTGTTTGCCATCGGAGCTAACTCAATAGAAATAGCAAAAATTATCTGGAAATAGCTCTTTTCTGTCGGGTGGGTATGGGGAATGGGAGTGAACGACACGAGTACGACGGAAGGTAGACTTTACAGTAATTTTATGAAGCCATCTGTAGCGATTGATGAATGGGATTATACGCCAAGAGAACTTGACGTCGGAACGATTGTGCATCTTGGAAAGAACGGCTATGCACTCATGGAGTTTTTAGACAAAAAGGGTTATACAAAGGGGCTGGTAGAGGTAAAAATTCTGCGAATGAACAATACTGTTACTGGAAATTTTTTATGGGCATGATCTATTAGTGTACGGCGTAGGTAGCACCCGACCATCCTATTCATGGATGAACCCGAAGCCTGAGGGGAGAAGTGGTTGGAGAGATGGTTCGAGTCCATCATAGATCACAGTCTAAACGTTATGTCTGCCGATGTGAGGGGATGAATTTTTGTATGAAATTCACGGCTGAAATCAAAAAAGTGAGCGCCAAGAAGCTGGTGAGCCTTGATATGGAGTATGAGGTGGTTATTCGCACTCAAGACCCGCAAGTGCTAGAATTGGGCAAATGGCCGGCTGATGAGATGGTGCATATGGAAGTAAAAAGAGAGCATGAGACGGGAGGATGAAGTATATGACTAATACAAAAACAAGCCATCCTGGGGCAGTACAGGGGCAGGAATCCGATGCTGTGTTTCGGAGAGAAGAGCAAAAGGAGCTTGTACTCACATATTTGAAGCGAATGCCATTCTACAAGTGGGCAGCGGCGTTTGCCGGAATTAGCAAGGACACGCTTGAAGATTGGCGAAAAGAAGACTCCATTTTCTCCGCTCGATGTGAAGCCGCTAAGGCGGAGGCGATAGAGCATTTTGGTAAACGGGCGACGCCAGATTTTATTCTAAGAAATACCGACCCGGAAACATTCAAAGAGAAAAAAGAAGTTGAGGTAAGAGGCGATCCGTTGGTAATTATTAAAAACAAAACATGACATGGATATTCTTTTGTCTAAGTGGCAGACGGAAGTGTACGAGGACACGCACCGTTTTCGAGTAGTCTGTTCTGGAAGGCGAAGCGGTAAGTCAACGTTGTCGCAACTGCAAACAATAGCGTGGGCGGACGCGGCGCCAGGGAAGTATTGGATAGTTTGTCCAACGTATAAGCAGGCGAAACAGATACACTGGGAAGGCATACAGCACTATGTACCGCAAAAACTTGTCACAAAGAAAAACGAAGTCGAATTATCTATCACACTTTCCAATGGTTCTGTCATCGAACTTAAAGGTGCTGAAAACCCTGACGGTCTCCGGGGAGTCAAAATCCGTGGAATGGTCATTGACGAAATCGCCTCGATACGAAATTGGGATTGGTTATGGTCAGAGGTACTTCGCGCTACCCTTACTGATTACCAAGCTCCTGTGCTTTTTATTTCCACACCTAAAGGATACAACCACTTCCACCTTCTCTATGAGTTGGGACAAAAAACCGATGATTCATATAAATCATGGCGTTTTACGAGTTACGATAATCCCTACATCCCAAAAGAGGAAATAGATCATGCAAAAACTGAACTCACTGAAGACACGTTTGCTCAAGAGTTTTTGGCGGATTTTCGTAAACACACGGGGTTGGTTTACAAAGAGTTCGAAAGAGAAGTCCACGTTGTGGAACCCTTTGACATACCCGATGGTGGCGGTCAGGGAAGATATAGAGGATGTGATTTCGGCTCGACAAATCCTACCGCCGTATTATGGATATGGGTTGACAATGACGACAACTGGTTTATATACGATGAGTATTACCAAACGGGGCAAACTATTGATTACCATGCGGGAGTTATCAATAGCAAATCTACACGCCCTATTACAGCTACTTACGGCGATCCAAGCGGAGCACAATGGATACAAGAATTTGCCCAAAGAGGAATCTACATCACCCCCGCCACCAAAGAAGTCGGAACAAACTTTAACTCCTGGGTCAGATTTGGCATTGAAAAAGTGGCAGAAAGACTTAAACGAGTACCAGGACATACGGTTCCTAACGTCCAAATGTTATCACAAGTCTCATCGAATGAAAGCGGATTGCCCAGACTGTTTATCTTCTCAGGGTGCGTTGCAACTATTAAGGAATTTGAAATCTACCGTTGGAAAGAAAAAAGCGTTACGCAAGCGCAAGACTTAAATGAGCCGGACGTACCAGAGAAAGCCAACGATCATGCACTCGACGCGCTTAGGTATTTCGCTGTGAGCTATCACAAGCAAATAGAGGATATAGATATACCGGATGATACGGGGTGGGTAGCGAAGTTGTAGAGATTTGGTTTTATGCAATATGACGTTACAATATCTCAAAACAACATACGGGCGCATCTGGATATCGAGCGAGACATCCAAGCGCTAAAGAACGGGCATTTTTCGTTCACCATACGGGTGAGTCAAGGCAACATTGAAGACTATGTCACCTACCGAACCGTCAGCGCCGCTTCCTACCGAAGTATGGTCGTTGCTATCCAAAAACGAGGCCTTGCACACGATATTGGAACGGGAGATTACCAGTCTACAATACGGCCAGATAAGCGTTAATGCCACCATACGGGACGGTGTTGTGGATATGGAGACAATAAGCATCGTGGCAAACAAACGCAAGAGGTATTGACAACGTCGTAAAACGTGATATGGTATAGGCGATCTGGCTCAATGCACCTTTTTAGGAGCGCTCGGAGCACGGCACAAGCCGTGTTTTTTTTATGGGATTAAACCTATATCAATTGAAATATACTCACGGAAATAAAGTTAATGAGATTTTAGAAAGAGATAATTACAGATGTACTTGTTGTAAAAAAGATAGCGATTTATGTATTGACCATATAGTTCCAGTGAAAAGTGGTGGAAAAAGCACGATATCAAATCAAAGGGTTCTCTGTAGAAGTTGCCATTCGAAAATAACAAATACAAAGGAGATAGTTAGTCCAATAGGTAAGTATTTGCGCGAATGGCGCAAAAATAATCCAAATTACAATACAGAATATCAAAGAGAGTGGAGAAAAAAACATATTGGGTATTATAACTCATCGCCAGAAGAATATAGGTTTTATAAAGCGAGTTTATAGGTATGGCTAAAATACGGGATATCATCCTCGAACGATACCAAGCGGCAGAAGACTACCTCGCTACTAAACGCGATGCGTGGGATACCTACGAAAAACTGTTTCACAACGAATTGGCAGACGCAATCAGCGAAGAAGGGTACAGCAAAGTCTTTGATCCCAAGCTGGCAACGTTATCCCTAGAGCGAAGTTACCGCGTGATGGCCCAATTCCCCACCGGCAAACTGAAGGCAATCTCCAAAAATGACTTAGGCGCGGGGCAACTCATGAACCTGGTGATTGATAAGTATGTGAACGTAAACGCCAATGCTCAATTTGATCTCCTTACGAAGTTTCGCATGGTGGATCTCTACTCCCATATTTACGGTAACTTCTTTACTCTCGTTGACTGGGATGTGAAGAAGAACGGCTACGTAGGACCGGATATATGGCTTCTCAACATCCGCGATGTTCTCCCACAGGTAGGCGCAGTGTCGCTTGATGATAGCGATTATGTGATCGTACGCACGTGGAAGCCTTTATCGTTTTTCAAGTCTCTCAAGGAGGAGGGGCGGAAGGGGTATAAGCGACTCGACGAACTTATCACAAAACTCACGGATAAAACTGGTTCTAAAGCAACCAGAGAGGCGCAGAAGATAAGCAAGCGCGAGGATACGCAGTACCCGCGGGGAGAAGCGGCAAAGAAGATGGGGTATTTTGAGGTGCTAACGATGTATGAACGGGATCGTTGGGTGGATTTTTGCGTTGACGCAGACATGGAGTTCCGCGACATCAAAAACCAACACGAGGATGGGGAATTTCCCATAACGTGTAAATACTCAATTCCGCTTCTTGATGATTTTATGGGTATGGGAGACTTTGAGCGCGGCGCGTCGATGCAACAGGTTATCAATTCAAACTGGAACTTATACTTGAACGCCGTCAAGATGAGCATTTTCCCTCCCGTTATCATCAACAAAGAGTCGCAGGCCGCCCCGTCTTCGTTTCAATATATCCCCGCTGCAAAGTGGCTTGCACGAGGGCAAGTAAATAACGTGGCTACAACGCTTCAGCTTTCCCCTAAAGGCATAGAGACATTCAATAACACGTATCAGGCGGCGGGGGCTGCGCTTCTCAATCTGTTTGGTACGACAGACACCACGGTAACGCGAGAGACGGAGGTGGGGTTCGGTAGAACTCCCAGAGCCCTTGCTATGCAGCAAAACAGGGAAAACACGCGGGATAACGCAGATCGCTTCTTTATGGAGCAGTATTTAGTAAAAACATACCGCAAGATCGCTAACCTCGTCTCAAAGATGCACACGTCGGTTGTCACCATTAGGATGTTCAAAGAAGAAATAAAGGAGCTTGCAAGGAATTATCCAGAGGTTGCGGAAATGTACGATGAGAAAAGCGGGAAACTCACCATAGACCGCAAGCGTACGGGATCGCTTCTTTATGACTACGAGATAGTGCCGGGATCAACCTTTGCGCTTGACCAGAAAAGCCAGCAGGAGAACCTTGCGGCATTATTTCAGATGTTTACCAATCCACAGATGGGACCGCAGCTCATACAGTTATTGAGCAACGAGGGCTACGAGATTTCCTTCGGAGAGATGTTCAAAAAGATTATCGCCAATTCCGGCATACAAGACTGGGACAAAATCGTAAAACAGAGAACGCCGCAAGAGAATGCAGACGCAATTTTAGGAGCAGACGCACAGCGATTTAAGGAGGCAGTCATGCAGGCGTCACAAAATGTCAACCAAGTGCCGATGGCTCCGCAGGATCAAGCGGGCATGATGGGACAAGAGGTCGCGATGATGCCGCAAGAGCAGATGGGAATGATGTGATATGGCGAGGCAAGCGACGAGACCGGATTTCTTTTCTAACTTTGCTTCGCTCAAGCGACGCGAAGAAGAAGCAAAGAAAAAGGGTTTAACCGATGAGGAAAGGCACTTGTACCACCTGTCGGAAACGTCGGGATGGAAAGTGCTTACCGAAACTAAGAACGCGTTGGTAGCAGAGCTTGACAGCTTAAATGATAACGCTATTTCTCAAGGCATGACTTATGAGGAGCTTGGGAAAAATACCGTTGTTATCAGCCTAGCCAGGGGAATTATAAAAAGGTTATGGGACAAGGTGGCCGACGCAAAGGAGGCATGTGAAGGACAACCAGGACAATCAGGAGGAGCAGGAGGAGCATGAAAACGGAGAAAACGAAGAAACGATTGACTTCACAAAGCCGGATTACTCGTTCATTCCAAAAGGGAGACACGAGTACCGTCAGCAGGGTTTTTACTTGGTTTGCCGAAGTTGTGAAATCCAGCACGCCGTATGGATTGGTGCCGAAAAGATTATGGTTGGGGTTACTGAAGAAGGTACGCCCATATTTGAGAAAAGGTAGACATGAATAGCTATATGCAAAAGAAAGATGGTTGGTGTGGGCCAGCCGCATTGAGTTT